AGATTGTCAACTCTGTAAATCCTACAGCTATTCCAGCTTATATTGTTTCTAATCCTAACGCTTACGCTTATGGCTGCAGTTGCAATACCGGCTGTAATTGCTAAAACTGAATAATTGAGTATCTTAATTGAGTTAACTCGATTATGTCTGCTATGCAGAATTACTGACAACATGGGGCAGACTATATGGTTTGCCCCTTTGATTTTGAAAGAGAGGTATTTATTATGGCTGAATATACAGCAGTAGCATTACAGACTGTGGCAGCAGGAGCAGACGTTGCTTTTACCGAAACTGCCGTAAATGGAAGTAACTGTATCAATCATAGAGAGGGATCCGGAATTGTGAAGTTAAGAGGTATCACTAATCAGTGTCGTGCAAGATTCCTTGTAAGTTATTCCGGTAACATTCAGATTCCCACTGGTGGAACTGTTGGGGAAATTTCCCTTGCACTGGCGGTAGACGGGGAACCTTTACAGTCCACAAGAATGATTGTAACTCCGGCAGCAGTAGAGAATTTCTTCAATGTATCTGCGCAGGCTTACATTGATGTTCCTCGTGGATGCTGCAGTACGGTAGCCGTTCAGAACACTTCTACGCAAGCTATTGAAGTGCAGAACAGCAATTTGATTGCAGTTCGTGAAGCGTAGGAGGTGAAAAATCATGGATGTTAAGAGAATGCATGAAATGATTGAAAAACTTTCTGAATGCGCTAAAGCGCAGTTTGACAAAGGAATTGACAAAGTAGATACTTGCGAAATGGGAAAAGTCGTTGATATGATGAAAGATTTGTCAGAAGCCATGTACTACCGTGAGCTGACAAAAACCATGCAGGAATATGATCCGGAAGAAGTCGTGGAAATGTTTGATCGTTACGGTGACGGTGGCAGACGGTACTATGACCATTACCGCTATGCTGACGGCAGATTTGCACCTAAAGGTCGTGGAACCTACCGCAGAGGTTATGAAGAGCCACCCTATTACCACATGACCCCGGAAATGTATCACCGTGACATGGACAGAGACATGGGGCGTATGTACTACACGGAAACTTCTTCATCCGGTATGCGTGATGCAAGAGAGGGCAGAAGTGGCATGAGCCGCAGAACTTACATGGAAAATAAGGAACTGCATAAGGCGAATACACAGCAGGACAAAGAAGCAAAAGTCCGTGACCTGAACACCTACATGACCGAACTTGCAAACGACATGACGGAAATCATCAACGATGCAACACCGGAAGAAAAGACGGTACTGCGAAACAAGCTGTCTGCACTGGTAACAAAAATCGGTTAAAACACTTAAGGGGCTTATTTAGCCCCTTTTATGTTGGAGGTGGTAATTTGTTCACAATAAATGGAATGAACTGGAATTTAAGGCTTGTAGGCAGTCACAGCCCTATGCTGATGCGTTCTGATGGTACATATACGTTTGGCATGACTGATAGAAACACAAGAGACATTTACATATCAAATATGATTCATGGTAATTTCTATGACCGTGTGCTGTGCCATGAATTGTGCCATGCGTTCTGCCTGTCCTACAATTTGACTATGGATATTCAGACAGAAGAGATTGTTGCCGACTTTTTGGCTACCTACGGAAGAGAAGTGTTTTCTGTGGCTGATGAAATTATCAAAAATTACATGAGAATACTTGCGTAAATTTTTCTTAAATGCTACAATGTAGGTGTCTAGATTATAATTTATACCAGCTGAGAAGTAGCAATACTTTTCAGTAAAAGCGCATCAGACATGTATTTTAAAAAGAAGAGTGTCCTTGTCGTGGAGGACATTCTTTTTTGTTTGTTTAAAAATAAGAGCACCCTTGCGGATGCCCTTAAAATCACTCTATATATAATGGCATAAATTCACATTTGTTGTAACCTCTCCATGAATTTGTGCTGTATCCTATTATTTTCCCATAAACAGTTATTTTTTCACCACCGGAATAATCTGTTGCGTTTAACCCATAATCATTAGAAAATAGTACATTGATTTGCTCTCCCATATAGCTTTCAGTACCTTCTCTCAAAACACAGCATTTTAAGAAATTCCTTTGTAAATTGTATTCTCCAAACATTTCTTGAATATAATCATAATACATATCTTTTGCTCTTAATTCATAAAGTTCTGACACAAAAAGATTTAGTTTTACATCTTTTCCCTCTAAATCATCTTGGGAAAAAAATATATCATCATAGAATAATTCGACACATGATTCCTTATATTCCTCTTCTGATAAAACATTTTCCTCCTCATATTCTCCATAATTTTCATTTTCCATTACATTACTTTCTGATTGAGCAACCGTAGGCTCTGTTTTAGAATCTATTTCTTGATTTGTATTTTCTCCTTGATAAGCAGGATAGCTTTCAACTGATTCATCTGGTAGTTCAATAGTTTGACTTTCTGTTTCTATTACAGACTCTATACTTAAATTATTTGAAACATTTTGATTTTCCTCATTTTGACCACCTAAAAAATATGCAAGAATTACAATCGCAGAAAAAATAATTGAAAACCATGAACCGCTGTGATTTTTATTATTTTTATCACCTTTAACAATGTCAATAATGGCTAAAATAATTGCTACTGGAATTGTAAGACCAATAAGAGTGAACACAACAGATAGTATGCTTAATGTGCTTTGCTTTTTCTTTTTCTGATTTTGTTTTTCCACAATATCAATGTCAAATTTAGACATACAAGCATCACAATAACCTATTCTGTGATATACCGGCAATCCTTTTTCATCCGTAGCCACCTGTTCCGGAACAACTCTCATTTCTTTACCACATTTGTAGCAATTCATAATATTTCCCCCTATAGGTTTTATTAAAAATCTCATTTTTTGAGACTTTTTTTGTAAAAAATTTTAATGTGTTTCTTTTGATACCCCCGTAGGTCTGCATTTTCAACCGAAAATCTCGTTTTCAGAGGTTTTTGAAAGAAAAAATTTTCGTCAAAATATAATGCTTTTTTCAAAATACCCCCCGGGGTAGCACTTTTCAAGCTGAAAAATCCGTTTTCATAGTTTTTTCGCAGATTTTTTCAGACCGATTCAAAGTGTGTAACATCTGCGCACTTCTGCAGTGCACGTTTTGGACGTGTCACCGTGTCGCAGCTTTCGCAAGGTCTCCGACTGCCGAAAGCATGGAATCATACGCAGACCGCAACAGCTCCGCAGATTCCGCAGACAGACCACCGGCGGCATTCTCTACCCTTATAACGGTTTCCAGCCGCTCCCCGGCATCCGCTACGCTCTCCATAATGTCGTATACATGACCGATTCCCACTTTTCGCATTTTGTCAAAATCCCCCTTGTAATATTTGATTGTACACCAAAACAGCGCAAGCCGTCAATATATCCTGGTCCGGTGGAAGAGTAGCACAAATAGACCGCCAGACGGCAGCAGTTCCAACGGAACACGACAAAAAGACGGCTTGCGACCGTCTTTTATCCGTTTTCAAGTTCAAAAATTGCCCACCGCAGGGCGGCGGCTGTCTCCGTGTCGTGCTCTCGTTCCGCACGCTCTAACAGCTTGTAAAGTCTTTCAAGGTTCTTTTCTTTCATCCTGGCAACCTCCTATTTTTAATTTTTGTGCAAATTCCACCCATAAAACCGCCGCCGGTAGTGATCCGGCGGGCATCCTCTGCGGCAGTTAATTCAAACAGTTTTCAATATCTTTTGCAAGGTGTGGAAATGCTTTTTCTATGTCTTGCACGCTGTCGGCGTAATAATCACCAACAATTTTTCCAAAAATGCGAAGATTGCCGGAATAAAATCCGCCTAAATCATTAAAATATATGTCTAATCCTGTCACCTGTTCCGGCTTGTCTCCATACCACATATCAATATTTATTTTTCCCATTTTCATTTCCTCCATATTTTCAATTTTTCCCGGTTATCCGGGTAAAAGCAAGCCGGGGCATGATCCCCGGTGTAAGCCTGTCTTACTTGCTTAACTCTTTATAATACCGGATCACATACCCGGCAAGAATTGCAAAAATTAGTAATATAAAATTCTCCATGCTCTTATTCTTCCCCCATATCGTCCAAAACTTCGGCGATTGCCTGCCCTAACAGATAACATCTAATTGTTACGTCCATTTTTTCCCAGTCCTCAGATAAAAACCATTCTCCAACCGTTGCGGCATCTGTTCCGAACTCTTCGCAAGCATCTTTTAAAAGATCAATGTTATCTTTAACATATTCCTGCGCCTGTGCTCTGCTAAAAGTGTAAGAGCCGCTTGCGTTTCCGGTTACGCTGTCTTCTGTAAAAAGCTCATCATTTAAGTAGCTTTCCAGCTCGTCACGGTCTGCATAATCTGCTAAATTGATGTTGTCGTTGATGTACTCTGTAATGTCGTTTTTCATAGCTTCTAAATAGTTATACATATTGCTTTACCTTTTCACCCGTGTTATAATATGGGTGCCTTTCTTTTTGGGTGCCGGTGTTCGCTTGGTAGGTGTCACCGGCTTTTTTATTTGTTGAGATAACTATATCATGATATATAGCATGTGTCAACACTTTTCTATAAATATTTATATAAAATTTATATGACATGATATATATATAATTATATTGCATTTATATATAAAGTGTTATATAATATGATAAAACAATTTATTAAAGGAGGTTTTGCAGATGGCAAGGACAGCAGATTATACACGCAAAGCAATTAACAATTACCGCAGTAAATTTGATCTTGTACAAATCAGATTACCAAAAGGCACAAAGGACAGAGCAGCAGAATTAGACATAAATATAAATGATATAGCTGTATCGGCGGTATTGGCTTATTTAGACGGTTTGGAGAGCCAAGCGGAGAATTTGCCGCAAGAGCCGGAAAAGACCGCAGAAAAGGCAAATGCGGAGCGTACAGAAGTAGAAGAAAAGGTTGAATTGATGCAAGCAAACGAAAGACTTCACCAGCTCCAAGATCAGAGGAGAGCAGAACGGAAAGCATCGGAGCAACCGCAAGTTGTAGACGCTGAGAAATTTTTGAAAAATATCAATAAATAATTGCAATAATCTATTGACATGTTATATAACATGATATATAATCAAGATACAAACAAACGAAAGGAGCGAACGAAATGACAGGAACACCGGAGCAGATCACAGCAAAGAAAGCCGCCCGGATCGTATCGACTTGTAGAGCGTTTTTTCCGTGGTATGAACCGCAGATAAAAGACAAATTCGAGCGGCAAGCGTGGGAAGAGTTAAAAGCCAAAGTTATCCCAGAGGTGGAAAGCTACACAGATGCGGCGCAACTGATAGCGGATCGGCAGAAATTCGCAGACAAAACGTTGCTGCAAAAAATATTTATCAGGGCGTCCTGTCTGCGGTCACGGGATCCGGAATATCACAGAGTTTTGGTACAGAAAAAGAAACAATTAGAGGACGAGCGTTGGAACCGATTACAGGACAGGCGGAAAAGATACAGTACATATTGTTAAAAATGAAAGGTTAAAAGGTGGAGAGCATGAGAAAAACAGTAGTAAATGAGTATGGAGTAAACATTGATTATGATTTGGCGGTATCTTTTATGGATGACGATTTAAGAGAGCAAATACATGGAGCATTAGCACCTTGTACAGACCAAGAATTTTTTGACGAGTATGCAAAACGGCATGAGCAAAAATTTAATGAGGTTTGGGAGCTGGCAAAAGAAAACCCTTGTTATTAAATATTCAGCGGAGCCGAAAAGCTCCGCTTTTTTGCATTGGAGTAAAAAGATGAAAGATAATATACTACCAAGAATCTGCAGAACGTGCGGAACCAGCTTTTTAGGTGGCCCAAGGGCGTTTTACTGCCCGGAATGCAGAGAGGAGCGAAAAAAAGAGCAAAGCAAGAAATATAAAGAGTGCATAAAACACGGCTCTATAATTACGCTCGGATCTGTTATACAGTGCGAGTCTTGCGGATGTGATATAATTAAATGCAGCGGCTTACAAAGATTTTGCCCTCAATGCGCTAAAAAACATTTAAAAATAATTGATAATAAACAATCTGAGGATTGGAATAAAAAGAACAAAGAAAAAGTCAAGAAATCGAAAAAAATATATATCGATAAAAAGCAATCAACCGGAATACATAAAAATAGCGGCATCCCTGGTGTTAATTGGGACACTGTAAAAAATAAATGGATTGCTTGCGTATCTGTTAATCACAGGCAAATCAAGATTGTGACCACATCAAACATAAATGTTGCAAAATCGGCAAGAGAGGAGGCACAAAAAGCAAAAGAATCCGGACTATTAACAGATGATTTTATAAACAAATTAAAATTAAAATATCGTAATCTATAAGCAGGTGTAACAACCTGCTTTTCTTGATCTATTTTCACTGCGACATTTTAACGTGCTAAATTTTGTAGACAAATTGTAGACATTTTGTAGACGCAGATTAAATAAAAGGAGATTAGATTAAATAAAGGTTAGATAAAATAAAAGTAAATAAGAGCAGAAAGATATTGTATAACCAAGTATATATAAATACTAGAGCCGACCAGCTGCCACCATACACCCATCTGCAAAAATTACCTATCTGTCTGTCAAAAAATCCCATTTGTCAAATTTAACCGGATGATATTTTTTAAGCATATGATTTTTATATACTCAGGATCACCGGCAGACATACCACAACAACAAATCATCAAATACGTAAAAGGTTGTTGTGGATTTATAAATAGGTCTTGTGTTATGATAAAAGCAGTTAGGGAGCCGACGTTAACACGGTGCGAGTGACAGCGGTGCAAATCCAACCCCCTCTGGATATGCAGCCGCCCAGATTGTAACCAAGACCACCGGAGCCGACAGACCGGAACCGATCAGAAGTCACTAGATGATCACTTTTGTAAATTTATGTTTTTTGCCTGATCTGTGGAGGAGATCAAAAGACATAGGTTTATTGAGTGATGCTAGTGATTTTTTTATTGCAGATTTTTAGGAGGTGCAGAGCGGTGCAGGACGTCAGAGAGATTCCCAATATTGACGAGATTAAAAAAAATATCCGGAAATACTTTGACGATTATTGTGCAGCTTATGGCATCGATGACATGAGATCACAACGGCAACCGGTTTTTAATGGTGCCATGCAATATATATATAACAATTATATAAGACCTAGTAACGTATTAAAGGATATACCACAAAACGTAGTTGATAATAGTATTAACCAAATGCTGACTAACTACAATGCGTACAATATAGATTTACTGTATGAGGTTTATTTATATCTTAGGGAGTTAGCTAATGCTTATGATATGACTGCTACAGCTGATACATTTAAGATATTAACAGGGATATCTAAACAGGCTTTAAGTGCATGGAGGACTAAATCAAGTACATCGAGCATGGACGAGGTCAGAAAAGCTTTTGTAAATTGGTTAGATGATGCAGATTGTGATCAGCTTGTTGCTTTTAATCTGCGAAATGCGCTGGGAGCAACGGAACGATTAAACAACGACCACGGAAGGAAACAGACCACACAGCAAGAGATTGTGCACAAAATAACCAGGACAGCCGACCAGCTCCCACGATTAGACACAGATTTTGGACAAAATAAATCAATGTTGACCGATTCCGGAGTGTATGGAGATAATACAGCAGATGCGAATGAGTAGCAACAAGTGCGGAAACGTGCGGAAATAGTGGATAGTTAAATGCATAACAAATAAGACTGCGTGAAAGATTAGTTTAACGCATAGTTGAAATGCCGCATAGCACACCGGGGGGAGGGGGTCTGACAGGACTAGCGAACAGCCCCTATTTAGTCCCTCAAATTTCCTCAAAAATAAAAAGGGTGTATAGGAGAAAAAACAATGACCGGAAGAGAATATCAGAAATTAGCAATGAGAACAAATGATGGCAATGCAACAGACAGATTAAGAAATGCTATGGAAATTTTTCATCTTGATAAACACTGCTCTGAACCGAATGCAGATATACGAAATTCAGATTTCGGTGGCATATTAAATGCTTGCTTGGGCTTATCCGGAGAAGTCGGAGAGTTCAACGACATGATTAAAAAGTGGATTTTCCATGAGAAGCCGCTAGATATTGACCATGCGAAGAAAGAAGCAGGAGATATTTGCTGGTATATGGCAATGCTTTGTGAATCGTTTGGATGGAGTATTGATGAAATTATGCAGATGAATGTAGATAAGCTTAAGGCACGTTACCCGGAAGGATTTGACATTGATCGGGCAAACCATAGGGAAGAGGGTGATGTGTAATGATTTTCATTTACATAGTTTTAGCATGGATACTGGTTCAATTACATGCTCCTGCATGGGTATATATCATATTCATCATCGGAGTATTTTTAAGAGCAGTAGTCACTGGTAGAGATTAAGCGTATGCAGATTTACGGGAAAGATATAAAAGACGAATGTTCAAAATGCGGTGAAGTGCTGCAATGCGAATTGTTTCTGCAAGGTCACGGAATCAAAAGAGACCGTGAGAATGTTACGGAAATGGTTAGCTGTCAGATGGAGCACCAAAAGAGCAGGCTTGATAAAGAGCCTAAAGAAGATTTGCCAGTTAAGGAGAAATGCGAATTGCCACCGGAGATTAAAGAGATTTACACAGAGGTTTGGAAAATTCATAAAGAGTGTGCTAATCCGAAAACGGATGATGACTGGTCGTATCTTATCCGGCAAGGCAATCTGTTGATTAAAATGCATAACAATAGCCAGTTTGCTAAAGCACTGGTAATGGCAATGATCGATGAAATTGAAGGAAGGACGAAGAAAAAATGCTTGGATTCATGATTTTAAAAATAATGACAACGTTGGTATTGACAGTTTTAGCAATATCTGCTTTATGGTATGCTCCAAAACAGAAAACAGCATCAGACGGAGTTATTTTATTTGCGTTCGCAATGTTCCTTGCATTTGGAATAACTTTCGCGTGGGTATAGCCTATGTGGTTACCGGAGATTATGCGAATTATCCCATATCACAATTTTGAATGGGTTAAATTCATAAAGCCATTGTTATTGCCGAATATCCGGTGTTGTGTTGGCATTGGATATGTGGCAGAGAAATCAAGGCATCAAGAGTGTATGTAGCCTGTGTGTGGGAAACGAAAAATGGAATAATGCGTTTGACAACACAAAGTTTTTCAAAGTACCGTACACAGGCGTGACAATTTTTTTTAGATAAAGATAGGGTGTTTGACAAAAATAATCCGGGAGCAGATGGTCTCTCTCCCGGAGTTTAGGACTATCGCCAAGCGGTAAGGCACAGCACTTTGACTGCTGCATCCCAGGTCCGAATCCTGGTAGTCCTGTTTCGCAGATGTTTTCTTCTTTCGGTCTTTGCCATCTGCGAATATTCCACCTACATGGAATACTCCTTTCACCTCATAGCGGAATGCTGTTAAGAGCCGTCGCAAGGCTCGTGAGGGTTTTCCACGTAACCGCTTGAAGCCTTGCAACTATATAGCGGAGAAAACTTTATCTGCGGTGATAAGACGATACCGTGATTGAAATAGTCGGTAGTTAGCAGATAGATATGCCAGAAGTTCATCTGTGGTTATACGGCACAGGTTTTGGGGAAATATGCATAGTGGCGATTGCAGCGGTCTGTAAAACCGTGACATTAGAAACACCGAAGGTTCGACTCCTTCTTTCCCCACGATGTCGGATCGCAACCGACTAGCAGGTAACTGGCGGATGCCCTGCGAAAATAAAAATAGCCATAAGTGTTGCGCTGCGTCAGCGCCTTAAATGTAGGCATACAGCTTATGGAAACGCACATTGGGATGTAGCGCAAATGGAAAGAGCAGTGTCCTTCTAAGGCATAGGCTGTGGGTTCGAGCCCCATCATCCCAACTTTATCTTTATCTCCACTTAGTCTGGCACTACTGCAATAGTTCCGGTCGATGGGAGATGTATGGATAGTAGTTGCTCATTATCGGTCAACGAAAAACACTTCTGCGAGTAGAATTTGCAGATTCAAAAGTAGTCGTACCTTGTTTGGGTCGGGTGGGTTCAACTCCCACGGCAACTATTCCCTAGCTAAAACGTAAGCCACATATGTTTAGCGAAAACAAAGCCTATGAAGTAGAGAACAGACAAGACTGTGAGATTGTGGATAGTCAGTGACAAGTAGGCGATGCATCTTTGGTTATGGCAAGCGCAAGCCATAAAAGGTTTTACGGTGCGATACCATGCATAGCTTCAGTGGAAGAGCGGCATCCGCATAGGATGTGTGTCGGCGGTTCGATTCCGTCTGCATGGGTTACGGAGGAATTTTGCATGAATGGATTTCACCTTATTCTTCAAGATTGTTGTCAGTATTGTAAAGATTTTGAACCAAAACTGATACAAATGAATATAACAACAGTATCTGACAAAAGCGAAAAATACTTAAACAACATTACTTGCGAAAATCTTGATAAATGTGAACGGTTAATGGAGAGGTTGAAAAATAAGCATGTGTAAATTTTGTAAAAACTGGCATGACGAAAATACAATCTGCGGAGAATACATTAAAATTCATAAATGTGCGAATGAAACAGAATTGACAGAAGCACAGATTTTGAAGAATTTCGGAGACAATAAACCCGCCATTGTTATTTTTGCAAATACAGCGGCTATGGGATATTTCAATATTGAGTTTTGCCCGATGTGCGGAAGAAAGTTGGTGGAAGAATGAGCATGACAGCAGTAATTGAGAGCATAGAACGTGATGCGTTTCGACAGGTCACACCTAAAAACATCGGGAATATTGAAGATATAAAAATTGAATGCGCAACGCTGGGAGATGAGCCGGTTATTATGGCTAATTCAAAGGAAGACGAGGAAACTTTGAAAAAATGTTTTTATGCAAAATTGTCCGAACATCGTTGTAGCAAGTGCAACCGCCTGTTAGGAAAATTCAACGGACAGGCTGAAATCAAATGCCCGAAATGCGGGAAAATCAACAGAATCGGTGTAAATTTACCAAAGGATAAGGTTTTTGATTTTTTAGAAACAGAAAAGCGAATTTCACAGGAAAGGATAAACGAATACGCAGAATGTTTTGATGGTGTTCCTGTTAATGACCATACAAGAAAGGAACTACTAAAAAGTCATATAAGATTTTGTGACAGAATATTAAAACTTTTGAATTAAATATTTCAGAGCACCAGCCGTAGAGTGCCTACGCAGAGAGCCAAATTTCCAAAATTTTAGGAAAGGAGGCTCTTTTATATTGGCAAGTCAGAGCCTTATATCGGCAGTAAACAGCTATGACAATTACATACAGCGCAAGGGAATTGATGAACAGGTCATTGATGCGTACATAGAAGCCTGCAGAGTGGCTATAAACGGTGAAAAGGATATAACTTATGGCTTACAGATAACAAACCGTTCTAAAGTCATTGTAGAGCGTTTCTGCATGGAAAGAACCGGAGGAACCATATGGGATTTGGAAAAGTATTCCTTCGCAAACAAGACGCACTATTCTCTGACAGATAAATTGTACGATGTTTTCCTACTGGAAGCACAAAATAAGGTTGTGGACAGTGCCTACCGATACTTGGAAAAGAAAAGAGAACCTAGAGAGCGGTTCTATATGCCACGTAGAAAGCAATTTCTTAAAATCGGTCTCATGGATGCAATTCAAGGCATGATTGATGATAAATACGACATCCTCTGCGTGTCTCTTATACCTGGTGCTGGAAAAACCACGGTCGAGAAAATGTTAAATGCGCTGGTTGCCGGATGGTTTCCGAGAGATTTCAACCTTTTTTACTCCCACAGTGGAGATATTACACGTATGTACTATGACGGTATGTACGATATTTGTACAAATTCTGACGAGTACACTTGGAATGAAATTTTCCCAAATCTTTCTGTTACCAGTACTAACGCAAAAATGGAGCAGTTTAACATCGGCAAATATAAACCATTTCCATCCGTTCAGTGCACATCCGTAGGAAGTAAAAATGCTGGTAAAGTACGTGCATCTAAGTTTTTGTTCGTAGATGACATGATCGGTGGCATCGAAGAAGCTATGAATCCTATAATTTTGGATAAACTGTGGGACAAGTATGCGGTAGATGCAAGACAAAGAAAGACACAAGATACTGACGGAAAGAATTGCAAAGAGATCCATATTGCTACCAGGTGGAGCGTAAATGATGTAATCGGTCGGATCCAAAATATGTATGAAGGGAATCCGAGAGTAAAAGTAATTGCAGTTCCGGATATTGACCCAAAAACAGGATTAAGCAATTTTGACTACGAATTTTCCGGATTTACGGTTGCTTTTTTTGAAGATCAACAATTACTCATGGATGAAATCTCTTATAGGTGTCTTTACAAGCAAGAGCCTATTGAACGTGAGGGATTGTTATTTCCGGAAGAAAAAATCAGACGTTATCTTAATCTGCCACATGGGGAACCGGAAATTATTACCGGGCAATGCGATACCAAGGGAAAAGGAACCGACTTTTTTGTTCTTCCGGTATTGCAAAAGTACGGAGAAGATTATTACTGCGTGGATGCTGTTTGCGACAATACTGCGGATTATGAGATGCAGTATGAAAATGCTGCAAATGTACTTGTTAATAATAAAGTACAAGAGTGCGAATTTGAGCGTAATGCCGGCGGTGACCGTGTGGCAATGGAAGTAAATAAGCGTGTAGAGAGTAAAGGATGGATATGCAACATCACAGACACACCGACAGAGACAAACAAAGAAGCAAGAATTTTCCAGTGTTCTAACTGGATTTTACAACATGTAATATTCAAGGATCAATCATTGTATAAGCCTAACGAACCATACGGTGTAATGATGTCGTTACTGAAAAGGTATTCTGTTTCAGGGAAAAAACAGTTAGATGATGTGCCTGATGTATTTTCAAACTTTGCATTGCGAATTACAAACGGAAACAGGGTAGCAAAAGTAGAAGCAATTCAAAACCCATTCTCTTTCGGACGGAGGTATTGATTATGGTGACTAAAGATGTTTTGTCTCAATACATAGATTTACAGGAAGAAATCAAAGAAGTACAGCAGAAGATTAAAAAACTTGAATCGGATATCAGAAAAATTGAATCTGATGGGAATGTTGTTGACAGCGTATCAGGTGGATGCGGCGGCACTGAACATTTTCGTATTGAAGGATTCCCTTATCCAGAGTACAGCAGAAAACGGACACTGCTTTATTCCAGAAAGGCTACTTTACAGCTTTTAGAGGACGATTTACTGCAAAAAAATAATGAAGTCGAAGAATTTATTGCAAGCGTTCAGGACAGCCGTATAAGACGGATCATCAATTTACGTTTTGTTGAAAAATTATCATGGAACAAGGTTGCTGATAGAATCGGTGGTGGAAACACAGAGGATAGCGTGAGAAAAGCATTTGACCGCTATATGGCAAATTAAAATAATACGGAGGTATAAAAATGGCAAAATATAGAAAGAAACCTGTTGTAATTGAAGCATTTGAATATTGCGAAGATTTTATGAAGATTGGAGCAAATTGTAGAGGTGTACCAGAATGGGGAATATCTGCTTATGATGACGGAAATATTTATTTTAATAATGAAGATGAATGTTTCATTAAAACTTTGGAAGGAGATATGAAAGCAAACATTGGTGATTATATTATCAAAGGTGTAAATGGAGAACTTTATCCATGTAAGCCTGACATATTTGAAAAAACATACGAAATCGTATAGTTCCATATAAACTTGTCCGATATGTCCGATTTTTCCGTGATACTATTAAGATGCAGAAAGATTCCAAGATATTTTTCATTTCCTCCTCAGATCATGTGAAGACTACAGAAGTACCGCTCTTATCAGCAAGGGCGGTATTTTTGTGCGCAGAAAAGAGGTATTTATGATTTTTAATCAAAAAATTAGAGTGTACTGTCCGGAATGCGGACGGTTGGTCGGTGAATGCAGTTCAAAATCACACATCGACAAGACATATAAATGCCGGAATTGCAATAAGATGGTTGTTTACCATACGGAAACCGGAGAACGTGAGATCAAGAAACTTCCAAAAAGAGACCAAAGCAGCGGAATGACATTTATGTAGGTGAAAATATGAACACTATGAAATTTCAAGACCTTGTAAAGGGTTGTCACGGTAGAAAAATTGCATATACGGATGTGGAGCAGATAACCGAAGACAACATTGTAAAGGTTATCGGTGATTGCATCGGTGTTTTTTATTACAATAAGCCAGTTATCAAGTACTTGTGGGAGTACTACAAAGGAGACCAGCCGGTACTATACAGAACAAAGATTTCAAATGAGGATATCACCAATCGAGTAGTAGAGAACCATTCTTTTGAATGGGTGCAATTCAAGGTCGCTCAGACTTACGGAGAGCCTATTCAGTTTGTCAGCAGAAAAGATGATGAAGCTGTAAATAAGGCAGTAGATGAACTAAATGATTACTTAGCAGATGCAAATAAGCATGAGAAAGACATAAAAGCTGGTGAATGGCAGTCGGCAACCGGAACATCATTCAAAGCTATTCAGATTGTGAATGGAGATGTGCCTATACGTGTGGTTGCACCTAATCCTCTGAACACGTTTGTCATTTACAACCGCAGTTCCGAAGAACCGATTTTGGCGGTACAGGAATTAAAAGATGAAAATGGAGAGTGGTACAAACTTTGCTACACGGAATCCTGTGAATGTAAGATAAAAAACAGTGCGGTTGTTCCTGATACATGGAAACTTCATGGATTTGGTGGTATTCCGATTGTAGAATTTCCGAACAACCATGAGCGGTTGTCTGATATTGAACTTGTTATAGATCTGTTGGATGCAATCAATAATACGCAGTCAAACAGAATGGACGGCATAGAGCAGTTTATCCAGGCATGGTACAAATTTGTAAACTGTGAGATTGACGAAGAAGAGTTCAAAAAAATGAAGATGAACCATGCGTTGGTTGTAAAGTCCATCAATAAAGACAATAAGTCTGATGTGGATGTCATGTCTCAGGAACTTGACCAAACGCAGACACAGGTTTCCAAGGATGATTTAACAGACAGCGCACTTTCAATTTTGGGAATACCGAACAAGCAAGGGAACACTGGCGGTGATACGCAGGGTGCGGTTGAGCTGAGAAACGGATGGGATTTTTCAAAATCAAGAGCAAGGCTTAAGGATCCGGTTGTTAAGACAGCAGAGAAGAGACTGGCCAAGGTTGCGCTTAATGTTATCCGCATTAAGAAAGAGGATCTGAAAATCACTCTTAGAGATTTTGATGTGCAGATCAACCACAGTCCACAAGATAATATGTATACCAAGTCGCAGACATTACTGCAACTTCTGCAGTGTGGTATTCATCCTCTTATTGCAATCAAAACGGTTGGACTTTGGGGAGATTGTGAAAAGACTTTCAACCTTTCCAAACCTTACCTTGATGCTCTGTGGAAAACTGCTGACATTATCAACATGGAAGAGCAGATGGCAAAAGCACAGGAAATTGTAAAACAAATGCAAAATAAAACAGTTGCCTAGAAATAGGTAGCTGTTTTTATTTTATAAAAATTCGCAAAGCCGTGAGCGTACAAATCGGCAATGTCACTCGGTGTCGTTGCACCGTAAAAAAACGTAGGACATAACGGAGGTAATTTATGAAGAGAGAAGATTTAGCGGCAATGGGATTAACTGATGAACAGATTGAAAAGGTTATTGCCGAAAACGGCAAAGATGTTCAGACAGCAAATGCCAAGGCAACCAAAAACAATGCTGAACTGGAACGGTTACAGGGCATTGAAAAAGAGTTTAATGCCATGAAAGACCAAAATCTTTCCGAACAGGAAAAGGCAGCGAAGCAGTTAGAGGAAGCAAATAATCGTATCGCAGAGTTGGAAAAAGCACAGACTTTAGCAACTCAGCGTACAAGTGCGGCTGACAAATTCAAAATCACATCAGAACAGGCGGCACAGGTTGTAAAGGATGACGGCAGTTTTGATTTTGATGTTCTCGGAAAAATTATCTCTGATAAAGAGACTGCTGCGGCACAAGCCAAGGAGCAGGAGATTGCAAACGGATCTACTAATCCTGGAGGTGGAATTGCTGGCGGTGGAAAAGATGACAAAAAAACAGAAGCCGAAAAAGCGGCTGAAAAGATTGGCAAGACTTTAGCTGGAACAAACAAAGAAGCCGAAGCTGTAGTTAGCCAGTACTTATAAGGAGGTACACAAAATGAAATTCTCTGAAACAAGTGTAACTACCCAGTTAGAAATTCTTAAGAGAAAGCTGGGCGTTGAATTATTTGTTCCTATTAAACTGGATGCAAGTGCTTTCACTAATGGTGTGTGCAAGGCTGGTAATCCTATTAGTGCGACAGGAAAGAAAGTAAATGGCGGAAGCACCGATGATGCAGCAGTAGGTATTTTGCTTAACGATGTTTACGATAGCAACCCCAACGGAACTATCATTAAGGCTTTTGCCTGTGTAAATGAAGCAAATGCTAACGCAAATGCAGGTATTACCATTGCCGATGGTGTAAAGACAGGATTATCACTGATTGTATTTGAATAACTGAAACCGACTACAGACAGATGTAGCCGCTGACCGCTGAAAGATAGCGGTAGAAAGTGAGGAAATAATGAACATTAGAGATGCCTACAATGCGAAAGCAATCGCACTTGTGCATACAGAAGTTGCAAGTAATAAAATTGCATATCTTGGTTCCGGCTTATTCCCCGCCAAGAAGAAAATGGGACTGGATTTGAAGTGGATTAAGACTTCTAATGGACTTCCTGTTACCCTGAAAGCATCTAATTTTGATGCAGTTTCCACTATCAGAAGCCGTGAAGGATTCAAGATGCAAGAGACAGAAATGGCATTCTTCCGTGAATCTATGATTATCAAAGAACAGGACGAACAGGAAATCATGCGTATTAAGGACAGCACAGACCCTTACGCAGCAGAAGTATTAAGCAGAATTTTTGATGATGCAAATACTCTTGTGGAAGGTGCTGATGTAGTTCCTGAACGTATGATTATGCAGCTGTTAGCACCTACAGAGGATGGTTCTCCTAAGATTTCCATTCAGGCTGATGGTGTTACTTATGCTTACAACTACGACCCTAACGGCACTTACAAGCAGAACAACTATGCGGCATTGTCCGAGACCACAGACCAGTGGAACGATACTGAAAACTCCGATCCACTGGACGATGTAAATGTTGCTCTTGATTCTGTGGAAGCTGTTACAGGCGAGAGACCTACCATTATGATTGTCTCTCGTAAGACCATGGACTATCTTAAGAAGAACGCAAAGATCAAGTCCGCAATCTTAGCACAGAATGTTACAGCTAACGTTCTGATGACTGATGCAAGAGTTAAGGAAATTTTCTCTAACGAACTTGGTATCAATATCATTGTTTACTCTAAGCAGTATAAGAACGAATCTGGTGTAGCAACCAAGTTTTATCCTGATGGATATGCGACATTGATTCCTTCCGGTTCACTTGGAAATACTTGGTACGGAACTACTCCTGAAGAGCGCACTTTGATGGGCAAGCCTACCGCAGATGTTTCTATTGTGAACACTGGTGTTGCTGTTGCGGTTTCTGTTTCTGAAGACCCTGTACAGACTAAGACAACCGTGTCTGAAATCGTACTTCCTTCCTACGAGAGAATGGATAGCACCTATGTAATTAAGTGCTACTAATCGGAGGTATGCTGATGAAATTTGATTACAAAGTCAAATACAAAGGCAAATGGTATCTTCCGGGAGAAGAAATCCCGGAGGAAACCGTCACCGAAGTAAAAGAAGAAATCCCGGAGGAAACCGCATATACTAAGACGGAAATCAACCGTATGTCTACGGCAGACTTGCAGAAGTTAGCCGCAGAACACGGTGTCTCAGGTGCGGAAGAAATCAGCGGTGCGGAACTGAAAAAGATTCTGATTGAAAAGTTTGAACTTTAAGAGGTAGCACATGGCAGAATATACGACTTTGAAGCAAGTAAAAATCCGTCTGAAACAATTTCATATTGATTCTGAAAGTTCCGAGGTCGTGTTTGACCATTTGGAAGAAAATCCTCTTTTGGAACAACTTATCAGTCAAGCAGAAGCCGACATCAGAGCAAAAAGAATGTACCCGGAAAGCTACACTGAAGAGAAGATTGCTGCGGATATGAAAAAATTTCAGTCCGTGGTGGTTAATCTTGTCGTGTATGACAGATCGCAAGCCGGTGAAAACTTCATGGCAAGCTATTCAGAGAATGGAGTGTCGAGAACATGGAGAGACCGGGAAGAACTGTTTGTGGGTGTTTTCCCATTTGCAAAAGTTTTATAACCCCATCGAAATCGAGGGGTTTAGAAGATTGTGCGTGACCATGTTACGGATTCCGGTAATAAGGTTGCAGGCGGCACACTTTAAGGGTGGTGGGCGGTGTGCCAACAAATAAACAGTTAGGAGATATGAAGTGAAAGAATTTTTATTACAGACGTATACGATTGTTCTGCCTATTTTATTAGGCTACATCGTCTGGCTCCTAAAGCAGCAAAAGAAAGATAGGGATGCGAACAGCAAGGGAACAATGCTTCTTTTGCGTGTGCAACTTATTGAGTATCACGATAAGTACATGAAGTTAGGAGAAATTCCAAGCTATGCGTATGAAAACTTTGTTGAGATGTACAATGCTTATCATGCGCTTGGTGGAAATGGAATGGCAACTAAAATGTATGAAGAAATAAAAGAAATAAGATTGAAGAACGGAGGTAAGTAATTATGGATTTTTCACAGGTAGGAACTTGTGTTGCAATCGTGGTTATCTGCTATCTTGCCGGTATTGGAGCGAAGCTGATTCCGGTTATTAAGGATAACTACATCCCGGTTGTTGTTGGCATTGTAGGTGGCATTCTCGGAGTAGTAGGAATGTATGTTATTCCGGATTTCCCGGCAAATGATGTGCTGAATGCGATTGCGGTCGGAATTGTTTCCGGTTTGGCAAGCACTGGTGTAAATCAGATTTACAAGCAGGTGAAGAAAGATGCTTGACATTAACAAGCAGGAAATGAAGTACTCACGGCAGGGAGAAAAAGTCACGATTTATGACCGGGACGAAAACGGAGCAATAAAGTACATCGAGATGGACGGAGAAAGGATTCCAGTGGTTTTGAGAGAAACTACTGGATATTCTGAACCCGTCCTTTTTTCTGCCAACATCAGTAATAAGCTGTCGGAAGTACTGGTAAAAGAATTTGGTATTGATGATTCCAGTTCGTATTGTCAGATTGTGACCGACAAGGGCTATTTGCCGATTAAGGCAGGGGATGTTATCTGGAAGAAGTCAGAAGTAGGTCGTGACGATGACGGACTTGTGGACAGCAAGACTGCGGACTATGTTGTCAAAGGCGTTGCAGATGAGGGACTGACAGCAGATTTGTTTTTGTTGCAAAAGACGGTGAAGTGATATGGGAAAGACAATCAACATTAACCTGTTTGACCCAAAGTCCATACAAGCGGCTGTAAAGGCTCTTAGAGACTATGAAAATAGTTTAGAGTATAAATGTAGACTACTGGCAGAAACGCTGGCAGAAAAGGGCGTAGAGATTGCTAGAGTGCAGATTGCTGACCTTGATGCTATCTTTACATCAGAACTTTTGCAAAGCATTCATGCGGAATACGTTGGCTCTGTAAAGGGTGGCGGTGTTTGGTCGGTGGTTGCCGGTACAGACCATGCGCTTTTCGTTGAGTTTGGTACTCTTGGTAGCATTGGTGGAAAGAAAGAATATCCATATCCTTTGCCGGAAGGTGTTACATGGAAATACAACTCCGGTAAAACAATTCGGCAAGCATTACAAGACATTGAAGTGCATGGAAGCACTTATGTGAAAGCCGGAGAATACTACTGGAGTTATATCGGAGATGACAGAAAACTTCATATAACAAAAGGTATGCCTTCAAGACCTTTTATGTACCTGACTGCAATAGAACTTCGTAAAATTGTATTACAGACAGCAAAGGTGGTGTTTGGAAATGGCGGTTAATGAATATCAATGGGTATCAGACTTCAAAGTCAAGATTGCATCATACTTAAAAATGAAGATACCACAGAGCCATCCTAAAGCTTATGTGACGGACAAAAGTAAGGATTTGTCAGACCCTACATTCCCTACGGTGTACTTTCATGCTATGCCGTTCACAGAGACAGGACAAGACCTTGAAGCACGTTCTATTAATGGAATCACAGCATCATACCAGGTGGATGTGATAACCAACAAAAGTCAGGAAGAAGCCGAAGCTATCATGGCTACGGTTGCCGGACTTTTCAAACGTCTGCGATTTCAAATAACTTCCATGCCAGAGTTCAATAATACTTCGCAGGACACATACAGAAGCACTGCACGGTTCAGAAGAAGCGTAGGTGCTGATGATAAATTGTAACTATTAGAGCCATTCGGCTCTATTTTTTTATGCAAATTTAAGGAGGTATAAATTATGGCAGCAGCCGGAATTTCTACTTTAGGCATTACTTTCGGATATGGTACAGAGACAACCGCCGGAACAAAACCTACAAGTTTTAAGCAACTTACAAGAATTAATGCCATTGGCGGCATTAACATTGAACCGGAACAGATTGATGCTTCTGCGTTAGAAGATGCAATCACCAGATATGTAAAAGGTCGTGCAGATACTGGTGGATCTTTTGCAGTCACAGTCAACTTCACATCAGAGACCGTGGCTGAATGGACTGCACTTATCACAGCCTACAAGGCTCTTACTGGTGGAAATAGAATGTGGTTTGAAACTGTCATTCCCGGAGAAGAGAAATCTTTCTTCGTTGTGGCACAGCCACCTGAACAAATTCCACAGCCAGAGATCGGACAGAATGAACTTCTGACGATTGAAATGAACCTTACCATTGAGGAATACAAAGGTTTGGATTCTACTGTTGCACTTACAACGGGGGAATAGCAAGTCAGTCAGAAACAAATAACACTGCCGTGGCTGACTTTGATGAATCGGTAGATGAAACATTGATTTAAGCAAAAGAGAGCCGTCTTCGGGCGGCTCCTTTCCAACAAAATGTTGGGGAAAGGATAAAATATGCTAACAGTAAAATTTGGAAAAAAGGAACTGAACATTAAATTCGGTTACGAAGCAACCGTAAAAAACAACATTATCAAGAAACTGGCAAGCCTTGAAAAGCAGGAAGACGGCATTGAATCCGTGAATAACATTCTCATGTTACTGCCGGAACTGATTCTTGTCGGTTTACAAAAATACCACTCTGATGAATACGGTTTCGACCCTTACAACAAAGAGCAGAAAGAAGCAAAGTTAAGCGAGGTTTATTCCATGCTTGATGATTATTTCGATTCTGAAGAATCTGACATTCAGAAATTATTTGCTGATGTGCAAGGAGAACTGCTTGAAAACGGTTTTTTAGCGAAGCTCCTGAAACAGGAGCAGGAGAAGAACTCCAAGAAAGCACCGGAGAAGTCAGAGAACTAACATGGGAAATATACTGTAAAGAAGTACGTCCTATGTGGCTTTTATGCACAAAAGGATACGGATTTACAGTAAAAGATATAGATTCTTCCTGCCCTGCGGATTTAGAGCCTTATGCAGAAGCGTACAAGCTAGAAATGAAGCAGAGAGACAGAGAAATGTGGATGTGGTGGGGAGAATATGGACTAGCAGCAACATCTGTTGCCGTAGACCATTGCCTAAACGGTCGAAAAGCACAATCGAAGTATATTGACAAGCCTATTATAGAACGTGCTGACATTGCTAATAATGAAAAAGAAATTCAGAAGCAAAGGAAAGCGTTCCTTGCAGGACTTATGGCAATGCAGGCTAATTTTGAATTATCACATCCCAAAAAGGAGAAACAAACATGAGTTTAACAGGAATTGATGTGTCCTCATACCAGGGGACGATTAACTGGTGGGCGGTAAAACAGAACGGTATTGATTTTGCTATTTTGAAAGTCATCCGTAAGGATTTGAACCCGGACAAGAAGTTTGAAGAGAACTGGAAAGGTTGTAAAGAGCACAATGTCCATGTGCACGGAGTATATGAATACGGATATATTACAACGGTTGCAAAATCACGATCTGATGCAAGAAGAGTGCTTACTATTCTTAACGGTAGAAAAGTGACAGTATATCTTGATGTTGAAGATGCCGTTATGAAAGGTCTTGGCAAAAATATTATTTCCATTATCAATGCTTACGGCAAGGTAATCACCGATGCAGGATTACAGTTCGGTGTATACACTGGGGAAAGTTTTTACAAGACATACATTAAGCCTTATGGCGGTGTGAGTTATCCCATGTGGATTGCACGGTATGGCAAGAATAACGGCAAGTGTAATGTGAAGTATCAGCCGCAAGTACCTAACATGGTAGGCTGGCAGTACACTTCTAAAGGTCGTGTAGGCGGTATTGTAGGCAATGTAGACATGAATGTATGGTACAAGGAATTAGATGCCGTATATGAGGATTCTACAAGCCATAGAAACCCTTATACAGAGCCGGAAAGACTTCTTTATTACAAGCGTATGGCAATGATGAAGGGAAATGATGTCAAGTGGGCGCAGTACGAACTTGTAAGGAAAGGCTTTATGCCGTCTGTAAATGCGAAAGGTAAGACGAACATTGACGGATATTTCGGAAAAACCACTTCTGATGCAGTAAAAGCATTCCAAAAGAGTGTCGGTATCAAAGTGGACGGAAAAATCGGTGCGGTTACAAGGGCATATCTCAAAAAGTAATTTTAGGAGCGGTAGGTGTCACAGCTTGCCGCTCTTTTCTTGGAAGTGTCTGCCACTTCCTTTTTTATTGCGGTAAAGGCGGTGCGGTATGGCAGATATTGATTCTTTACAGATTAAAATAAAAGCGGATGCGAATAACGCAAGTAACGCACTGGATAAGTTGGCAAATAGTCTTACGAATTTTCAGAGAAGCTTGTCTATTGATACATCCAAACTGACAAGCATTTCTAATAGCATACAGAGTATCGCAAATGCCGCCAGTTCCATGAATACAAGCGGTATTAAGAATATTTCCACATTGACAAATTCCATTAACAGAATGGGAAAAATAGATACAAGCGGATTAAGCAGAATTTCATCTGCATTGAAGACCTTTTCTGCTGACATGGCAGGAACTAAAGTAGATGGAGTAGGGGATATTGCGAGCATAGCATCTTCGATTTCAAGACTTGGTGGTGTGGCATCAGGCAGAGCAGTCACAAACATTCCTTTACTGGCAAAGAATTTGAAGCAGTTATTTACAACTCTTTCAACCGCTCCAAATGTCAGTGAGAACATTATCCGCATGACAAATGCACTGGCAGGACTGGCATCTACTGGTGCGGCATCCGGGAGAGCAGCAAACTCTTTAGGACGTAATCTGAACACCTATACGGTAAGCGCAAGAAGAGCCACGAAAAGCACATTTAGCCTTGCTGCGGCTTTCGGCAGATTCTACGCAACATATTTCCTTGTGATCCGTGGAATTAAAAGTCTGTGGAAGTCCATAGAGGGAACTACGGACTATATCGAAGCATTCAACTACTACACGGTAGCATTCAATAAAGTCGGCAAGGAATGGGGCAAGGATTTTGAACAATTCGGTTACGACAATGCAGAAGATTATGCGCAGAGTTTCGGAAACCGTGTAAATGAACTGCTTGGCAAAATGTCCGGTCTGAAAGTAGATGTAGACGGTGGGCTGATTTCTGAAAGCGGAATGAAGAACCTGGGACTGAATTTACAGGAGATTACGCAGTACGCTTCACAACTTGCATCTATTACCAACTCTTTAGGGCAGACCGGAGAAGTTACTACGGCAATTTCAAAGTCCATGACAATGCTTGCCGGTGATATTTCCTCCCTGTTTAACGTGGATTTTAGTACAGTTGCAACAAACTTACAGTCCGGTTTGATCGGTCAGTCAAGAGCACTGTATAAGTATGGTATTGATATCACGAATGCCACCTTACAGACTTATGCTTACAAATACGGCATTGAAAAAGCTGTATCTGAAATGTCACAGGCAGAGAAACAGCAGTTGCGTTTACTTGCAATCTTAGACCAGTCCAAAGTATCATGGGGAGATTTAGCGAATACAATCAATTCTCCAAGTAATATGATTCGCCAGTTTACTAACAACGTAAAAGAAGCTGGTATGGTACTGGGTCAGTTGTTTATTCCGGTATTGCAGAAAGTACTTCCTGTTATTAACGGTGTCGTAATTGCGATTAAGAGACTGCTTGTTAGTGTTGCAAATTTACTGGGAATCAAGATTGACTTTTCGTCATTCGGTCAAGGTGTATCCGGGTACAATGAAGAGTTGGAAGACACGGCAGATGCACTGGATAAAGTTGGTACAAGTGCAAAAAATGCAAAGAGCGGAGTACGTGAATTTGACAAACTGAAAGTTATTTCAACTCCAAAATCCAGTGGTTCCGGAAGTGGCGCTGGTGGAACAGGAATTGACCTTACCAAGGAAATCATGGATGCTACTGCAGAGTACGAAAAAGTATGGCAGGAAGCATTTGACAAGATGCAGAATACAGCTCTTGGCTGGGCTGATAAGATAGAAAAACTTCTTGAGCCTGTGAAAAAGTTATTCAAAGATTTATTCAATGGTGATTTCTTCGAAGCAGGACAAGATTTATCCGGTATTGTCACAGGGATATTTAACTGGATGTCCGATGCTATTGCATCTGTAGACTGGTATCAGATTGGTCAAAACATAGGACAGTTTCTTGCTGGTATTGACTGGACTGCTGTATTTACATCTGCCGGAAACTTTATAGGACAAGCAATTACAGCGGCAATCGAACTGTGGAAAGGAAGTTTCGATGCTGCACCAATCGAAACCACGATTCTGACAGCAATAGGACTTTTGAAATTCACTGGCTTGGGAGATATTCTGTGGAAAGCAATAAAAGATTCTATTGTCTTGTCAATGGGCGGTAAGGCAGGAGCAGGAATCGGAGAAACAATTCTCGGAAGTCTATTAGGAACTGGAGCGGCAACAGGAGCAGGGGGAGCGGCAGCAGCAGGAGCAACCGGATTGTTTGGTGGTATTAGTGCAGGAGCAGTAGCGGCAACAGCGGCTATCACAGCGGTTGTAGCAGGACTTGCGCTTGTATATGCGACAAACGAGGATGTTAGAAATAGTTTCAAGGAATCAATTTCAGCCATTGCGGATAACCTAACTCCTGCAATGGAGTTTTTGACAACAACGGTTATACCAGATTTACAGAATGCATGGACAGGGCTTGTAGATGTGCTTACTCCGATAGGAGAATTTTTGAAGACTGCATTCACAAGCATATGGCAGGATATGCTAAATCCCGCATTAAAATATGTTGGTGAAGAAGTGCTTCCGAAATTGCAAAGTGCTTTTGAAAATCTTTGGAATGGAGTGCTTGTTCCGTTTGGAACATTCCTTGGAAATATCTTAAAGCCTGCAATTCAAATTGTTACTGATATACTTACGGTACTTTGGAAAAATGTAGTAGTTCCTTTGGCACAAGCATTAGGAAGTGTTTTAGGAGCTGCATTTGATGCGATAGTCGATACCATGAATTTTCTGGTAGAACAAGTAAAACCAGTAATAGAAGTATTCAACTTCTTATGGGACAATGTTTTATCTCCCATAGTCACTCATTTGTGGGAAGATTTAAAACCTGCTTTTGAAACTGTTTTTAACGCAATAGGTAATATTATCAAAAACCTTGGAACAAAATTAAAAGGACTAATTAATTTTGTTTCCGGTGTATTTACTGGAAACTGGAGAAAAGCATGGGACGGAATAAAAGACATTTTCAAAGGAACATTTAACAACCTTGTATCCATAGCAGAGGGATGCGTAAATCTGATTATTGATGGAATAAACGCTTTTATTGATGGTTTTGGTCTGATTAGTGGCATATCTGAAGCTATAGGAATAAGTTTCAAGCCAGTGCAAATACCTAAAATAAGTATTCCTCGATTTGATACCGGTGGTTACGTTCCAAGCCGATACACGATGTTCATGGCAGGAGAGAACGGCGTACCGGAGATTGCCGGGACAGTAGGCGGCAAGACAGCGGTTGCCGGTGGAGTTGAAATCACTGGAATCAAAGATGCCATCAATTCCACGGCACAACAGGAAATTGCACTTCTGAAACAGAATAATCAGCTACTGCAAGGAATCCTTGAAAAAGAGTTTGGAATAACAACCGATCAAATTGGAATTGCAGCAAGACAATACGGTCAAGAGCAATTTAACCAAAAACACAAGAATGTATATGTATTTTAACACAGACAGCACTCTGGATGGGTGCTGTCTATTTTTATGCAATGAGGCGGTGAGCGTATGTCAGCATATCAAGGATGGCTTTTAAAAATTGGAGATTACGTTATTGACCAGTCAAGATTTATAGCCGCTGAAAGTTATCAGCCAGCTGTAAATATGCAGGATGTAGACCCGTGGACTGATGCAAATGGATACGTACATAGAAATGCTGTGGAGCTAAAAGCATTAAGTGTTGATTTTTCAACGCCTGCGATGCTGACGGATGACGATTTGCAAGAGTTACTGTCCGGGATACGAAGAAACTTTATTGATGCAACGGAACAGGGATGTAATATCACGGCATACATTCCATTTTTAGGTCAATATGTCACACAATATGGATATATGGCTGATATAAAGCCTACAATCTACGGAACTTATGACGGAGAGATTAAATACAATCAGATAGAGTTTTCATTTGTCGGAGGTGTAGCGAATGAGTAACTATACCTATGCGGATTTGTTTAATAAAAGCGCATCCAAAAAGGAAATCACGATTGAAACAGATGATAAGTCTGTAAAAATCACCAACAGCGAAATCCATTTTGAACAGTTTGAATTAAAAGAAATACTATGTGATGATGATTACCTTACATTTGGACAGTGCAATGCATCACAGCTGAAATTCAAAATTTCCAACGTGTTCACAAGCATGATTGGGAAACAGATAAATGTTTCTGTTGTGATTAATGGACATACTGAAACACCGTTCATTTTCGGCAAATACCGTGTCGTTTCCGATAAACCAACAGATGATAAGCGTTACAGAAATGTGACGGCATATGACGTTATATACGATATTGGAGAATCAGAAGTATCTTCCTGGTATAACGGGTTGAAATTTCCTCTGACCTTAAAGCAGTTCAGAGACAGTTTTTTTTCATATTTTGGTGTTGAACAAGTAGCAACCACATTACCTAATGACAGCATGGAAGTGGCAGAAACAATAAAACCAAGCGAACTTTCTGGCCAGACGGTCATGGAAGCAATCTGCTCAATAAATGGATGCTTTGGCCACATTAACCATGATGGAAAATTTGAATATGTTTTCCTTAAAGAAATAATATCAGGTTTATATCCACAGAAAGGATTATATCCACAGAAAGGATTATACCCTAGAAAAGGTTCTGAAAAAGAAAAGGTTACTGGTGGAAAATACAAATCAGTTAAATATGAAGATTTTGTTTGCCAAAAAGTTACAAAAGTGCAGATAAGACAATCAGAAAATGATATTGGTGCAGTTTACCCGGATACAGAGATTACCGAGAACGACAACAGTTATATTTTGCAAGATAATTTCCTTGTTTATGGAATGGGTGCAGATGCCCTAGAAACGGTTGCAAGAAATCTGTATGAGGTTATTAAAGTTGTAAAATATAGACCTTATAACTGTGAAAAAATAGGAAATCCTTGTTTGAGCCTTGGAGAAGCAGTCAATGTATATACGGCTAAAGAAATCATAGAAAGCTATGTGTTGAGCAGAACATACAAAGGAATCCAACAACCGACAGACACCATATCAGCAAGCGGAAAATCTCCAAAGTACAGTGAACAGGTAAATGGAATTAACAAAAGTATAATTCAACTCCGTGGAAAAACAAATGAGTTAGAACGTACTGTTGAGGAAACACGATCTGAGATCAAGGATGTAGAGAGCGGATTGGATACGAAAATTACGCAAAATGCAGGAAAAATTGAAGCAGAAGCGAAAAGGGCAACAGATACAGAAGTAGAATTGGCAGCGGCAATATCTTTGCAGGCAGACCAAATCAAATTAAAAGTATCAAAAGGTGATGTCAGTTCTCAGTTAAGTGTTGAAAGTGGACAGGTAAGTATTTCTGGAAACCGTTTTGTATTGGAAGCAGATAACTGTAGCATATCAGCAGATGGAACTATAACAGCTAAAAACGCAGTAATGACTGGTAGTTTTAAGTCTATAGGGGAAGACGGAAGTTACACAGAAGTATCATCAGGTGAAATTAAATTTTATAACGAACTATTGCAAAGCACAGGATCTATAAAAGGATTGGGACAATATCTTACTATTGATGCTTCAATGGTAAGTGTAAGCGGAATTTTAGTGGTAGGAAATGGAGCAACATATGATTCACAATATGTAAAAAACATATCAACAACTTCTCAAATATTGGGCAGTAAGACAGTACTGACAAGTGCCACATTAAGTGTCACAAAAAATTATATAAATGGAACCGTATCAGATGTATCTTTGGTAACACAAACAGCCAATGTTGCTGATTATCCTGGACATAATGTTAATTTTATTACAGGAGTTTCATCACTTGGAGGTTTGCTCACTGCAACATCTGGAATTGTCACACTTATGACGTAGGAGATTTATTATGGTAAAAAAAATATTTATTCTTCAAACGATTATTGGAAAAACAATGAAAGAAGTAATGGAAGAAAGGCAAGAAATTCAGCAATATATAGCTTTTACCATTGGAATTTCCACGTTTACGGAAATCAATGCAACATTGTTTAGCACGGAAGATGGCGATGGTTTTGAAGAGTTTATGAAGCAACTGATTGACATGTCGGATACAGTGGTTGCACAGAGCGGATATGAGGTATCTGAACTGTGCAAAAATCTGTATGCGTATGCAGAAGAGCAAGGAAAAGAAATCTATGTAAGGGAGAATTGATATGGCAGCAAATTTTGAGATTAAGAAATTAAAAAGCAACCTTGTGACAGTATTAAATCAAACACCGTTGCCTATCGAGGTGAAAAGGCTTGTATTGTATGAAGTATATGCGGAGACTAAACAGTTATCAGATATGCAGATTATGAAAGAGGAAAACGAGGTAACCGCAGATGGCAATGAATAAGGTTTATACCAGAATTAACTGGGAAGATTATCCCAGTGAGAACACGGATTTAGATGCATACCATCTTAATCAGATGGATTCTGCTATTGATGCGTTGGACAACCGTATCATATCACAGGATGCCTTAAAAGTAGACAAGTCTTCAATAAACGGAAACATTGCAGACTGGACTATGGACGAAACAACCGGTGTTATTACTATTACAAAATACAACGGTGAAAAAATTATTTTTGACCTTAACATTGAAAAAATACCTGTTGGCTTTTCCATGTCTGATGACGGAATCATTACCATGACTACAGAAGATGGAACACAGTTTACAGCTGATATTGGTTCTATGGTTCCGGTATTAACATTTGAAGATTCTGCAACCATAGCTGTATCCGTGACTGGTACTGGAAAGAATAAGACTTATTCTTTTTCGATAAAAACAGGATCAGTAACAGATGATATGCTTCAGCCTAATTATTTAGCAGATATTAGAGTAGAATCCGCAAATGCATCTGCTTATGCGCAATCCGCAAATGCAAAATCTGTATTGGCTGAATCTTATGCCGTAGGTGGAACCGGAACAAGAGAAGGAGAAGATACCGATAATGCAAAGTATTATATGGAACAAGCAAAACAGCAAACAGGAGGAATACCAACAAAAGTTAGCGAATTAGAAAATGATGTAGGATACATTACAAAAAAAGTTTCTGATTTGACAAATTATTATGACAAAACAAGCGTTGATAAAAAAATAGATGCAATTCCTAAAACGTATTTGACAAACTATTTGACCAAAACTGGTGACGGTAGTAATTTGACTGCGGTGTTTGAAGAAGCAACAACTTTAGAGGAATTAACGACAGGAGAAAAGTTATCATCTATTTTTGGGAAACTTAAACTGGCTGTAAAAAACCTTAAATCACTTATAGGCCTTATCGGAACTACCGATATTTCGACTATTGGCGATGGGACTATCACTGGGGGATTAAGTGATGTAAATGGCAAGTTAAGCAACTTT